TAGCTTTCGCGGTAATTCTTGGTTATCCAGAAACCATATTGCTTGGCTACTCCGTATGGAGAACGGGGATAGAAAGGAGTGGTCTCTTTCTGAGGAACTTCCTGCACCAGTCCGAAAAGTTCCGAAGTAGATGCCTGATAAATCTTGGTTTTCTTTTCCAGCCCCAATATACGTACCGCCTCCAGCATACGCAGCGTACCTACCGCATCCGCTTCCGCTGTGTATTCGGGCACGTCGAAGCTTACTTTTACATGGCTTTGTGCGGCCAGATTATAAATCTCGTCAGGTTGTACGGACTGTATGATACGTATCAGTGAGCTACTGTCCGTCATATCCCCCCAATGCAGGTTCACCAATCGGTTCTGCTTCATATCCCGTACCCATTCGTCCAGATACAGATGTTCTATACGTGCAGTGTTAAATGAAGAAGAACGTCTCAGGATACCATGTACCTCGTATCCTTTTTCTATCAGGAACTCGGCCAGGAATGAACCGTCCTGTCCTGTGATACCTGAAATCAATGCTACTTTTTTACTCATATTTTGTATTATTCTAGAAAAAATGTTTTATACCATCACCTGTCTTCATGCATACTTGCATTTGGACCGGTATAAATAATTCTTATTCTTTTTTATTTGCGGCGTCAGGTTGTATCAGGCTCTCTTCCTCTGCTTCCGGTATTTCACTCCACGGCAGTCTGGCTTCAATGAACTGTGGAATCTTTGAAAGAATTTTGCCTTTCAGTTATGGGGCACAGAACGAAGCGTATAAGTTTAGATAGCTCTTATTTGGGGTAAACGGTTTGTTATTCAGTATGTTACATTGTTGTACTACGGACGGAGATACAAAACGAAACGTTTAAGTAGGTTTAATTCTTGTTTAATTATGGAGGGGTAGAGTAGGAGTTTTCTTTATTGAAACTTTAATTCTGGGGCTGTATGGTTTAGCTGTACGGCCTTTTTTGTGTCTCATTGGTAAATATCTTGCCAAGTGGGTTTTGGTGGCTTATGGGGCTTGTTTTTAGGTATTTATTTGGAAAGACGATTTTCGATTTGTGCCATTTTGTTCGTAGTTCAAATCTGTATAACGGGTAGAAGGGCAGGGGAGGGGAGGAGAGTCTGAATATATGATTGTTGAAAAAGGAAGGACTATTGGAAGGACAGAAAGGAAGGACAAAAATGAGATAATGGAAGGACAAAAATCGGTTTTTAGGGGGGGGCTTATAAAGTGGGAAACATACCGTTTTTTTTAGTTCGGACACAAAAAACGGGCGATATAGGGTAGGAAAAAACACTGTTTTTTCATCTTTTTACATTATTATATATAGTGTAAATCAATATTTTAACTCTATTATTTGTGCCTATTTAGGGGTGCCCCCCCTAAAATGGACTGTTTAAGATACTACTTGGATGATTAGGGGGGATCGTTGGAAGGTCTATAAAGTACTTTCATGACCTCTATCCTACGTCTGCAAGTCCAGAACTCTGAACATCCGAAACAGGTCTTTCCTTGGTTTCTTTGGTACATTCCAATTGTTCGACCCGCTCTCGAAGTCGTCCAATTTCCTCAGCCTGTTCTTGGAGTTTATTATCTTTTTCCCGAATTATAGACAATAAAATATTGATGGGACTTTCTTGTTTGATGGTCTCATTATCGCTATTTTTATTATCTAAATTGACGTCATAGTGTTCTGATATTGGTCTTGAGGACTGCTTGTTTTTAAACATATCCCCCTCTCCCATTAAAATGTATTCAGGAGATACTGAGTATTTGGAGCATAATAATGCCATTAAATCAGTGCCAGCATTCATTCTGTTATTCAGAATTTCTGAAAATTTTGCAGGCTTAACCTTTAAAGTTTCTGCTAATGCTGTTTTTGTTAGTTCTGGGATTTTGTTCAATAGGGTATTTATTACCTCTATTGTACGGCTATTTATCTGCGTTTTATCCATAAAATCTGAATTTATTGTTATTTTCTGGAATAAAACTTTTGTTTATTTCAGAAATTCTGTATATTTGCATCGAGTTAAGAAATTAACAGCGGCCAAATATACAAAAAGGCCATTTGATTAACGAATTTTTAATATTAAAGAACATGAAAGCAATTAAAGTGACAGTTGACTATGGCGAATGGAGCAAGGTGAGTGACTTTCTCCGCGAACTTGACGGAGAAGACCTGTTCTCTTACCAGATCGACAATGTTTCATTCGTGATCGTGGCCAATGGCGAGTACTCAATGTCCTGGGCGAAAGCGATGCTAACCAAGACATTTGATGAAGAGGTGATAGTAATTAGTTTAAAATAAGATAGTTATGAAAAAGCAAGTAACTGTAACAAAAGAGAACCGGGAATTTTTGGAAAAAGCTTTCAAGGTTAGTTCTGTTATGATTTGGAAGGCTCTCACTTTTGAGAGTGACACGGATCTTGCCCGGAGGATCCGGAAACTGGCTGTAGAGCGTGGCGGTATCGAAATGTGTTTTTGCCCGGTACTGGAAACGATGCATGACAGTGATGGTTATATGCGCCAGTACCTACCCAACGGTGTCATGCTGGAATTCAACAAGAATGACGGTAATGGTTCTGTGTTTTTCAAGGGAAAAGAGGTGAGGCATTATGACCAGGTAATGGTCAGTGAGATAAAGTTCATCCAAGGCTGGGCGATGACATTGAAATAAGGGAGGGTGATATGGAATACTACAACGGTAAACTTTGTATCTCGATGCGGGAACTTGCAGACAATGGCGTGATGACTATGGCCTACTGTAATAAGCTGGCTACTCGCAAGAAGATCGATATCGCCCGCCGCGGTGATAGAGGAGGTTGCGCCCTTGTGGTAGTTGACAGTTTCCCTCCCCGCTACAAGGAAGATATCTACACTCGTTTTCCTGACAGTGACTCCGTTCGCCTTGCCGGTTGGGTCCGTTCGAACTACGAGATCGATCAGGCCGCTGTCGTTTTCTTCCACGACCGTGAGAAGACCGGCCTTGATTTGAAGGCGGAGAAGATCCGTGAGTATATTACGAACGCCAGCGTCCTGAATACCTGTATTCGCCTGTATGACAACGCGCGGACCTACCAGCGTATTGCCGGCGACAAATACGACTGGGGCAAGATGGCCGCTGCCGTTGACAGTCTCCGTGCGCAATTCGGGCACACGCTTCCGGGCAGCATGCTGCGTTTCCGCAAGAAGGTCGCCGAGTACAGGCGTGACGGCTACGGCTGTCTTATCAGCGGCAAGTTCGGCAACCAGTCGGCCCGTAAGGTGGACTACCGTACCGAACGCCTTATCCTGGGCATTGCCGTGCTTCCCAACAAGCCGTTCAACACCAACGTGGCGGAGATGTACAACCAGTTCGTGTGCGGTGAACTGGACGTTTATGATCCCGAAACGGGCGAGCTGTTCAATCCGGACGACTTCACCGACAAGAACGGCGAACCCCGTGTTTTGAGCGAGACGACCATCAACAACTACCTGAACAAGCCGAAAAACCGGGTGTTGATAGAACACAAACTGTCAAGCTGGACCACGTTCATGCATGAGCAGATGCCGCACGTCCACCGCCATGCCCCGGAATTCTCCTTCAGTAAAATCTCGTTCGATGACCGTGACCTTCCCCGCAAGCTTAAAGATACCAAGGCGCGCCCGAAAGCATACTACGCCTATGACGTTGCCAGCCAGTGCGTGGTCGGTTTCGCGTACAACCGCAACAAGAATGTGGACCTGGTGGTGGACATGTTCCGTTCCATGTTCCGGCTGATCGACCGGAAAGGCTGGGGCTGCCCGGCGCAGGTGGAGGTCGAGAACCACCTGATGAGCCAGTGGAAGGACAGTTTCCTGAAGGCCGGCGTGATGTTCCCGTTCGTCCGTTTCTGTGCCCCCCAGAATTCCCAGGAGAAGTACGCCGAGCAGATGAACGGTGCCAAGAAGAAGGCCGTGGAACACCGGAACCACCTCGGTATCGGGCGTTTCTACGCGAAGGACCGCCACTACCGTACGGAGAGCAGAAAGGTCTTTGACGAACAGAATGACACCTATGAGGACAAACAGTATTACAGCTGGGACGAGCTGGTCGCCGATGACATGCGCGACGTGATGGAGTTCAACAACTCGCTTCACCCCAACCAGAAGAAATACCCCGGCATGACACGCTGGCAGGTTCTTGAGGCGAACATGAATCCGAACCTTGAACCCATAAACAAGGCCGTTCTGGCCCGCTTTATCGGTGATCATGTGGAGACAAGCGTCCGCCGCAACTCTTACTGTCGGGTCGGATATACGGACTGGTGGCTGAGCGGTACCGGGGTGCTGGAACGTCTGGCACCGAACAACTGGAAGGTGGACGCCTACTACCTGACCGACGATGACGGCAACATCACCGACGTGTATATCTACCAGAACGGCATGTTGGTGGACAAGTTGCAGAATGTCGGCACGTTCAACACCGCAGACTGTGAGCAGACCGACGCGGACAGGACGGTATTCGTGGAACAGCAGAAAAAAATCTCCGGCTTTAACGCATACATCAAGAACAACGCCATTTCCGGCGTGGGGGTATCAAGACCCCGTCCGGAGAAAGAAAAGGCCGTAGAGGCCGTGGAATTGCCCTCCATGGACATGGAAAGCCCCGCTTTACAGGAGACTTTCCTTCCGCCGGAGGATTACAGCCGCAAGGCTCTGGATGATTTCATGTAACAGCATTATAACGATATTAAATTAAGATTAGAATATGATTACAACGGAAAATAAAAAACGCATATCGGAGGCCATCTCGTCCCAGCGGGCTAACTACCCGAGTGACGCCAAGCACGCCGCCTCCCTGGGTATAACAACTTCGGTTTACAGTGCCGTGAAGAACGGCCAGACCGAAAAAGTGTTGAGTGATGCCAGCTGGATCACGATCGCCCGCAAACTGGGCGTCAGCCTTCGCGGCGGTATGGAATGGAAGGCCGCCCGCACTGCCACGTTCGAGTATATCACCGCCCAGCTGGAGTTCTGCCAGGAAGGCGGCCTGAGCGGTATCCTGTGTGACATGGCCAATATCGGCAAGACTTTCACCGCGCTTTACTACGTGAAGGGACACCGCAACGCCATCTATATCGATTGTGCCCAGGTGAAAAGCAAGCAGCGTCTGATCCGTAAGATAGCCAAGGAGTACGGCGTGAGCAGCAACGGCCGTTATGTTGATGTTTATGACGATCTGGTGTACTACCTGCGTTCCATCGAGACCCCGCTGATTATCCTGGACGAGGCTGGTGACCTCCAGTATGAGGCATTTTTGGAACTGAAGGCGCTGTGGAACGCCACCGAGCACTGTTGTGCCTGGTACATGATGGGGGCCGACGGTCTGAAAGAGAAAATAAACCGCTCCATTGAATGCAAGAAGGTAGGCTACACCGAGATGCTGAGCCGTTACGGCGACAAGTACAGCAAGGTTACCCCGGATGACGGAAAGGAGCGCGAACGATTCCTGAACGAACAGGCCCGCATAGTTGCCAAGGTGAACGCCCCGGAAGGGACGGATATCGCCCAGATCGTGAGGAAGAGCGGCGGCAGTCTCCGTCGTGTCTATACCATTTTTGAACTGATGAAACGTGCTTGAAGATGAAGAGCCCAGCGGAGAAGGAAAGAAAGGAGTCGGCTCCCCGTCGTGCGTACAGCCCCGGGGAGATTATCGCCCGTAAGTATGAACCCCTTCCGTGGGGCCCCCGGTGGAGCGGTCCGTTCGGCTGTCCGGACATTAATGAACTGTGGTTTATCAGCGGCCAGTCGGCCAGTGGCAAGAGTTCTTTCGTGATGCAACTCGCCTACGAGTTGTGCGGTTACGACAGCGTGCTTTATCTTTCCTACGAGGAGGGGTTGAACCAGTCGTTCCAGCAGCGCCTGATCCGTTTTCACATGGACGAGATGCGCGGGCGTTTTCGTGTCGCGGTTGATGACACCCTGGAGGAACTGGTGGAACGCCTTGCACGTCCGAAAAGTCCGCACTTCGTTATCGTGGACAGCTTCCAGGTGGCCGGGTGGACCTATGACCAGGTCAGTATGCTGGTCAAACGTTTCCCCCGGAAGAGCTTCATCTTCATTTCCCAGGAGCACAAGGGGCAGCCGATGGGTAAGGCCGCTGTCCGGCTCCGTTACCTGGCAGGCGTGAAGATTCGTGTCGTGGCTTACAAGGCCTTTTGCCAGGGACGTGCGACGGAAAATCCCGGCAGTTATTTCGTGGTTTGGGAGGAAGGCGTTTTAAGGACAAGTAATAATTTATAAACATCATAGGAATGAGCAAGTTCAAGGAAATTATCGAAATCGTGGCCCCGGTTTACATCAACCCGAAGCCGGAAGGAGTTCAAGCACGTGAGACGTATCACTCCGACGGTCACGTGTGCAGTTGTTGCAAGGGCAACCGGTGGTTCTGGGGTGAGGACGAAATGGGTGAGCGTGTGAAACGTGACTGTCCCGTTTGTAAGGGCAGCGGCAGCCTTGATGCCGTGATAACCGTCGAGTGGTCCCCTTCAGCAGTACGGTCATGAGAAAGGAGTATTATAATTATGTGGTGAAGCTGCCCGTGTTGCTTCATGACCTGTTCCGCGAGAAAGTCGCCGACTACCATTTCACCGACATGACCGTGGTGATGAACCATCTGGTGAAGTCCTACATTCGTGTGACGTGTGGAGGAAAGGTTTCCACGGCTACCCGGCGCATCCTACTCTGCATGAACCGTATCCCGGACATGTCGTTCTTCTTCCGCCGCCAAGAGAAGTCGGTGCTGTTCTTCGAGATGGATCCTACCGTCGCCGACAGCCTCGGGCGTGCCATTTCTTCCGGTGGCTGGGGCAACCGCCAGCGTCTCGCCGTTCACCTGGTGTGCGCCTTTTGCTGCGGTGCCGGTGTGACGTTGAACAACCTTTCGATGGAGCTTGCCGCTGAAGAAGTGTTCCGCTGTCCTGAAGGCTACCTCATACATACCTATGTGAGCAATTACCAGTACGTGTTCCTGAAGGAGACGGCTGCCGCCCAGCGCATGAGCGTGGAGGGCATGCTGACGACCGCCGCCGAGCTGTTGGTGGGAATGGATGACGAAGATTCCGGATACCATATTCCTAAGAGCCTCGGTCGTATTGCTGACAGCGTGCTTGGTATAAAGGGCAGCACGCTGAAGGATTTCCGCCGGCAGCGTCTGGTGAGCATCCGCACGAACACCATCGGACCGGACCGTATTGCCGCTTTCATGGAAAGGTACGGTATCGCTTCCGCCCGGGAATTTCTTCGCCGCGTGGTCCTCTTCTTTCTGGAGGCACGATACCTGATTTACCTTAAAGAGGTGGAATTTGATGAGGATGACCTTCCAGAGGAGGAAGAAACGGATTGGGAGGAAACGATGTACAGCCAGTACCAAAAAAGAGATTTTGCGATTTCAACATATAATATTAACGATTAAAATTTTACTGAAATGATTACAGAAAAACAGAAAGAGGCAGTAAATGAACTCTGCCGGTATGTGGACGAGTTTTGTAAAGAGAACGGCCTTAGTGCCTTTATGAGCGTTGCGGCCAGCGAGGATCATTCTGACGGTCTTGAACAGATAGCCGGCTCTATCATCACCGGTAAGGGTGAGCATATTCTCGGCTCTATTTCGGGGATTGTCAAAGCAAACAAGAGGGCTTATATGTTGCTTTCCGTGGCTCTCATGCAGGCCTACACGAGAAAGGCTGACATCAACATCATCCCGTTCGGCGGGGATTTTAAAATGAACTGAAACAAGCCATATAGACAGCCATGAATGAAAACCGTGACAACAGGCAGAAGGTGGTAAATTTCCGCAGGTTTTACGCTTCCTTCAATCACCTGCCTTGTATGGGTGACCGTGAGGAACTTAAACGGCAGATTGTGCACGAGTACACGTGGGGCCGCACGGACAGTCTCCGTGAGATGAACTGCGATGAGTACAACGCCTGCTGCGAGGGGTTGGAGAAACTGACCGGGCGGAAGGATGAACTGAAACGGAGGCGCAGCGTGTGCCTCCGCCTGATGCAGCGTCTGGGTGTCGATACCACCGACTGGGCACGTATCAACAATTTCTGCCAGCATCCCCGGATAGCCGGTAAGCCTTTTGCCCGTATCGGGTTGGAAGAGCTGGAGACGCTTTCAGTGAAGCTCCGGACGATTGAGCGCAAGGGCGGGCTCCGGCAGAAGAAAGACGTGAGAGAACCGGGAGGCATCGCCTATGTGTTTATAGACCCGAATGCCCCCAAATGTTAAATATCAACTTTAAAAAAACAAGAACAATGAGTGACGAAACAAGACAGGCCGTAATTATGACGGACGAGGAGAAAGCCGAGTTCGAGGCTTTCAGGAAAGAGAAGGCTCGCAAGGCCAGACAGGAGAAACAGAAAGCCGACCGTGAGGCTTACAAGCAAATGGTGGATGAGGAGATCGAAAAATCCATCCCGGTACTGATTGCCATCAGCGGGCAAATCAAAGAGAGCAAACAGCGTGTGCTGGACAACTTCCGTAATATTCTGGCCATGAAATCCGACCTGTTCGGGGACCGTATTAAAGATGACCAGCGCACGCATACTTTCACCAACTCAAAGGGCGACCAGCGTATCACATTGGGCTTCTACGTGACCGATGGCTACCGTGATACGGTGGAGGATGGCATTGCCATCGTGAAGGAATACATCACCGGCCTGGCCCGTGACGAGAAGACGAAGGCACTGGTGTCGATGGTGCTGAAGCTGCTTTCCCGTGACGCCAAGGGCACGCTGAAGGCGAGCCGTATCGTGCAGCTGCGCAAAATTGCCGAGGAGAGCGGAGATGAACAGTTCCTTGAAGGGGTACGCATTATTGAGGAAGCCTACCAGCCGGAGGTGAGTAAGCAGTTTATCCGTGCCGAGCGGAAGGACAGGAACGGGAGCTGGACCCCGATCCCTCTGGGAATGACGGAATCATAAACCGGAAAGTAATGGATATACTTGAATTTCTCGATCGGTATAAGTGTACAAAAGACGAAAAGGAGCGTATTCTTGACTACTTGTGCGCTATCAGAGTACAGCGAATAATTAAAGGAATTGATAATCTCAAAAACAGGTAAACATGAAACAACAGGTAAGGAAAGAACCCAAAGTAGCCCTGTGCCGGCGTTGCCATGGCACGGGTAGAATTGAAACCGGGCGGCTCTTCCGTAGAGCGGAGGTCTGCCCCCAGTGTGAAGGTAGCGGACGTGTGACGGTCAGCGCGGAAATGGCGCTGGATATCCGTCCTTACAAACCCAAGGAAAAGCCCGTGGAGGATTAGTAGGTTATGGGAAAGCGGCACGGAGTGAGTTACCAGAAGCGTGTGGCTGATATCAACAGGATATATGACCAGTATGTCAAGACCGGTGTACCTAACCGGGAAATTTGGCGGCGGTACATATATCCTGTGTATGGTATTAGTGAACGTACTTTTTATAACATCCTGAACGCTTCGGCCGATCCCAAGAACGACTTGCCGGAAGACACACAACTGTTTTTCAATTTTGGTGAGGAATGAATATGAGGGAATTTTTTGAAGTCTTGGAGGAACATGCGGACGCTGCTATTTTTATAGCCTTCTTTGTCTATATGCTGGCGGATTGCATCACCTCCAATTTAAGAAAGAAATAATAAATATCGTATAATATGGAAGTAATTGATATAATGCAGCACATTGATGAGTTGTTACAGGGGTATTCCAATGAGGAATGCGCCCGAATTCTGAAAGAAGTGGTAAATGGATGCCAGACACGTATCGAGAGCTGTGAAGAAGGTGTATATACAGACTTATAGCGGATAATCCATGAACAAGGATGTGAAGGTTATCATCGGCCATATCCTGGACGACCTGCGGGTGGAACTGGGTGACGAGTTCAACCGGAATTTCGAGCGGCAGGCCTTCTTCTCCGAGGCGTGGGCACGCCGCCGGAGTCCCACCCGTCCCGGCGGGCATATCCTGGTGGACAGCGGTGAGCTCCGGCGAAGCATCCAGAGCCGGACAACGGAGAACAGTATCACCTTTTATACCACGCTTCCTTACGCGGCCATTCATAACGACGGTGGCGAGATTGTGGTGACGGCGAAGATGAAGCGTTTTTTCTGGGCGAAGTATTATGCCGCCACCGGGGCTTTTGGACGCAAAAAGGACGGGAGCCCCCGCAAGGACAAACGTACCACCCAGCTGTCATCCGAGGCGGAGTTCTGGAAAGTGCTGGCACTTATGAAGGTGGGCAAGACCATCAGGATTCCCCGCCGCCGTTTTTTGGGTACGTCCCCCGAGGTGGAACAGGCTGTGCGTGAGATTATCGAGGAGAATATAACGGAATACTTCAGTATTGATTTTGAAATAAACAGAAAATGAGAAAAGAACTTTACAACATGCTCCGTGAGCGTCTGAAGGAGGTGGACGGCGGGGCGGTCAGACACATCGACCTCTGGAACCACAATGTGGAGTTTATCGAACAGGAAGACGGCTGGGAGCGGCCGGCTGTTTTCGTGGAGTTCTGCCCGATCCGGTGGAATGCCATTGTCAGCGGTGTCGAGTACCGTGCCGAGCCTGTGGTGAAATTGCACGTTGTCACGGACTGGTCAGGCTCGGCGTCAGACGCCAGCCCCTTCCGCGAGGAAGCACTACAGGTGTTCGACCTGCTGGACAAGATTCATGAAGCACTCACGTGCATGGAGGGTGAGACGTTTACCTGTTTTGACCTGGTGGAGAGCCAGACAAACCACAACCATGAGGATATCATGGAGAGTATCGAGGTTTACCAGTGTGTGGCATTCAGACGGTTGCAGGATTGATATTGTTATGAGAACGGCCGGACGCATTGCTCCCGGCCGTTTTTTTATAGTTCTTTTATGCGTTTGTTGGCAATATCCACGTATTTCTGTTGAAGCTCGAACCCGTAGAAATTCCTTCCATTTTTTAAGGCTGCCACTGCCGTGGTGCCGCTTCCCATAAAGCAGTCGAGTACCGTGTCTCCCGGTTTCGTGCTGTCAAGTATCAGCTTTTCTATCAATTCCACAGGTTTCTGCGTGGGATGCACTTTCTCCCCGTTTGTTTTTTTTGCCCCGCTGTTGAAAGCCGGTATTCCCCGGATGATATTCCGTGCACCTTTTGCCTGGAATCTGGTGTTCAGCGTGCTGAAGATAATCAACTCGTGCTCGTTGGTGTAAAAGTTTCCACATCCTGACCCTTTATCCCATACAAGCAGGTTTCTCGGCTTGATATCCTCGAACAGCCCAAAGTAAAACGCGTAGCTTCTCCAGTCACAGAACCAATATATGCATCCGTCCGGTGCCAGTACCCTTCTGAACTCCCTGAACAGTTCCCGGTAGAATGGTACACAGATGGCAAGGTCTGCCGCCTGGGCTGATTGTCCGTCATGTGTCATTCCGAGGAAGTAAGGTGGGTCGCAAATAATTGTGTTTATATTTTTTACCCCCCCCATATAGCCAATGGACTTGATGCCGTCCAGGCAGTTGCAACAATGAATTTGATTGATTTTTAGTTCCATATTTTCTTGATTTAAAAAGTTTTTATATCTTTGTCATCAGGATAGCGTTGGAGGTCCAGTGCCGGATTGTAGTTCCGGAAGATTGCCTCCTCCGCTATTTCTTTTTTATGTGGCTGTACAGTTCCCTGCTGTCCGATATGCTGTGCAGTACGAATTCCCCCCAGTCATACTCCCTGACGATTACCAATGCTTTCTCCCCATGGACTTCCGTTTCGAAGATATGTGACTGCACCACTCTGGGAATCCCCTTGTGGTTGTCTGCCGTGCCCAGGTATTTGGCCTTCCCCAATACGGAGGCGATATCGAGCAGCATCCGGTTCTTCGCCTCGAAGAATTTGAACGGCTGGTTGGTCCATTCGTTGATGGATTTGCGTGTGACCTGTATTTTGTGCGGGAAGTCCGGGTTCGTGACCGTGGTCCCTTGCAAGGCTTTCGCCTTGTGTCGTGTGGTCCTGGCGTCAGCCCTGGCCATCTCCCTGACAATCCTGCACGCGGCGCACAGCTCGTTCTCCGGTATCTTTTTTGCCAGCTCCGTCTTTTTTGCCAGGTCGCAGCTGCCGCACTGCCGTATGGTGTAGGGGTTGTAGTCGGGCACCGCCTTCTCCTGCTTCCCAGGGTTGAACCGGAACATCTCGCCTTTCCCGTCCCCGAACACGCTCTCGGCCCGTCTTCTTGCCTCGTCCGCCGGTGTTGCCGGGTATTTGGACTTTCGTACCTGCACCACGTCACAGCGGCAGTTCCACCCGTTTGGCGGGAAATACTCCTCCCAGAACGGGTCACCGGGTGGCAGTGTTATGCCGTGGAGTTCCGCGTGCTCGGGGCGTACCTTGTCGTCGCTGGCTGTCCGGTATTGCAGGTAGTAACGGTCCCCGTCCCGGATAAACCTCTCCCATTTGGCCGCCATTTCGGCCGATGCCTGCACGAAGTTGTATTCCGCCCGCAGGTAGTTCGAGTTGTACGTCTCGTCTATCTTCCGGACATCGTTCAGGAAGCGTTTGAACGGCTTTCTTTCGCCGTTCTCGTCCAACAGCGAGGGGAAGGCCTCGTTCAGTTCATGGAAGGTCTTCATTCCAGAGAACACGTAGTCGGACCGTTGGAGCCTGCGCCGCATCGTGTCCGTCATCTCTACCTTCTGGAACGACGAGTCGAGTGCTGCGGCGTGTGCTTCCGTGAACTCCCTCATTCTCGGCGTTTCAAGCACCTCGATACGTAACTGGGAACCTTCCAGCTTGTAGAGTGTCTGCATCATCCCGTCGAACAGCGAGGAGAGCTCCCGCCGTATCTCCCGGATGTGTTCCTCCCTTCCGGCTTCCAGCTGTGCTGTCATGTTCCCCGTCAAGCGGGCGTATCTTTCATGGAGCCCCTCATAGTCGGAGGGGCTCAGTCGAAAAAACGGGACGGTCGCATATTTTCGGCTTTCTTCTTCCCCTCCTTTGTGCCCTTACCGTCATCTTCCGGCTCCTTCCCGGGTAGTACGGGAGCTACCTGCTGCCTTCTTTCCCCTACCGGCATCCCGTATTTCCCTTCGAAGTACTTCCCGTCCACCTCATAGTTGGCCAGCACCATCTCCTCGTACGCTTTTTGCTGTTCGGGGGTATAGTCCACCGAGTCGTCCCATTCGAAGCGCATCCCCTTCACCGGAAACCCGTGCTTTGCCATGCGCGGTATGAGCTGGTTGTTCACAATGTCCTTCAGCATCCTGCAATCCCTCTCCACGAGGTTCTCGAATACTTCCAGGTGCGTTTTCGACTGTGAGAGGCTGGATCCGTCCTCGATGGTCATGGTCTGCCCGATAACAAGTTTGGAGAGCTCGGAGTTTGCCCGGTCCACGCGTTTGTCATAGACATTGAAGGCGTCGCCCCTTGTGCTCTCGACCACCTCGATGTCCGTTCCCTGTTGGAACACGCCCCACAGGCTGGCACCCATGCTGTCCATCATCTTCTCCATCTTGGCCAGTTCCTTCTCGTCCCTGGTCGTTGTTTTTGCGATGCGCATGGGCATCCCGAATATTTCGGCGAAGGTGTCCCAGAAGGCGAGCGCGTTCTTCTTCGGTATGGTCGCCGTGGCGGCCTTGAGGAACAGCCCGAGGCTGTCGGGGCTTCCCGCCTCTATGAGCCACTCGGTAAACGGCGGTTTCCGGTATTCTATTCCTGTCGTCCAGTCCTGCCCGAGGTCGGTGATGACCCGCCTGTATTCGGGGATGACATGTTTTCTGGGGATGAGCGTCACTCCATCGAAGCACGGGCAGCCGTCCCCGTCGGTGGTGACCTCCCCGAGCTCGATGAGCGAGTGTCCCCAGTATATGGAGTCCAGCGCGTACCCCATGAGCTGGAGGAACCATTCTTGGTTGAAATAGTGCAGCGCCTCCTCTTTCTCGTTCCCTCCCTGGTCCGTGATCTTGTAGGTCCGTGCCATGACGAATCCCTTGCGCTGCTCAATACATCCAGAAAGGTGCAGGTCCACCTCCACGTCGCGGTATATGTCATAGAGTGCCGCCCGGTTGGGGCTGTCCACGTTGATTGCCAGCTGCCACGCGTTTCTCCAGTCCTGTATGTCCTTGCGCGTGAGCGCGTCGGTGGTCCGCTGGAGCTCAACCACCAGTTTCTTGATTTTCTTGCGGTCGCTTTCCTTCGCGAGGTTGAAGTCCCCGTACTTTGTGCGCAGCACATGATCCCCGCCTGCGAACCTTTTCTTTATGTCCTTGAATAATCCCATAGCCTTACCAGTTGTACCGCTGCTTTTTCTGGCAGCCGTAAATGAATGATCCGTTTGCAATCTCCCCATTCTCGTCCGTGAGGACGGGCAGGTCCGGTACTATCTTTCCGGCCTGTACTCCCTCCAGCCACTTGACGGCCCTCTCGTAACGTTCCTTGCGTATCTCTATTCCCATGTTCTGCGGCAGTGACGCCGCCATGTGGTACAGTGCGATGTCGCAGGTAAACATGACGATGAGCCTGTTGCGTTTTTCCCCCTCGGCGGCGAATACCGCCGGGCAGTCGTACTTTGGTCGCAGGTACGAGGCTATCTCCTCCTGTGCCTCATGCTCGGCGTTTGTCCGGTTCTCCGCACTGGTCCGTGAAATGACTTTCAGCGCGTTTTCCCCGACAACCACCCGGTAGTCCTCTTCAGTGATAAACATGCCCTCCTCCTTCCTTTATTTGGTTACAAAAAGCGCCCGTTTCTCGATATCCGCCACCGTCACGCCCTTCTTGAAGCGGTGTCTTGCCACGAGCTCCTTGACGGCCTTTTTGGGTACTACCTTGAGCCCTTTGTTGATATATATCACGTAATACTTCAGTCCGGTCATTTCTGCCATCCTGACCGCCTTTTTCACGGCCCGCCTGTATCTCCATGCGAACCACATTCTTTTTATGAGTCCTTTCATTGTCACCAGCTGTTTTTTGAGGTTCTCCGGCGTCTGCCGAGCCTCGGTTTGTAATTCTGTTCCCTTGTGTTCCTCTGTAGTATCCAGATGGCGCCCTCGTCAGCGTCGGGCGCGTCGTCATGTATCCGGCTTCCCCGTTCGAGTGCCAGCGTCTGTTCGATGCCCACCTGCATGTCCGGGCTTTCCCTGAGCGCCTCGTTGTAGAATATGAACCCGCGCTCCCATAGCGGCGAGACTGCCTCGATGCGCTGTATCTTGTCCGGTTTCTTGCGGTAGTCCCCGCTGATCGGCAATTGGTACCCCCTGCGGTTGCCTTCTTCGGTGAACTCATCCAGGATGGTATCTTGGAGGAAGTTCGCCTCCATGAAGAAGCTGGCCGCCACGCCTTCGGGCAGGTCCTCGTACAGGTTGTACAGCCAGCGTACCATTCCCGTGACGCTGTCCTGGCGAACATAGCAGTCTATCAGGTGGAGCTCCGTCCCGATCTTTCCCCAGAGGCGCGATGCCTTGTAGTCATTGGCTGTTGTGGATTTGAACGAGGGGTCGGTGTAACATACGAGCATGTCGTATTTCCAGAGCGGCAGCGCCTTTTTGAAACGTATCCATTCCGCCCTGAAGATGGTTCCGTCAGTGATGGGGTTGTGCATCATTTCCTTCTCCCATGCCCGGTAGCCGACGAAATCCCTGTACTGCTGTGCTTCCTCTTTCGTCCACTTCTCTTTCCATACGGGTTCTCCGTTTTTATCCACCGCCTTGATCTCGGACACATGCACGCCCTTGGATGCGGCGATGTTTGCCAGTACCGATTTCTTTGAGATGAGGTTTCCCACCATGATGAAGCGTCCGCGCCCTACGTCAAGGGCCCCGAACAGTGCCTCCTTCACCCAGTCGGTCAGTATCTTCACCCGCGCTTCATTCCGGCAGAGTTCGTCGTCGTCCAGGTCATCGATGACAATGTAGTCCGGACGTGCTTCCCGCTCCCTGAGCCCGCGAGGTGACTGTCCCCGCCCGCAGGCGAGGAACTTGACGCCCTGGCGTGATGTGAACTCCCCTTCCGACCATTCCCCGACACTTTTCTGCTCCCCGAAGTCGGCTATGAGGCGCTGGTTGTATTCCAGTTCGGCCTGTATGTCCCCGAGCAGCCGGATGGCGCTGTCCTCCGATTTGCCGACCACCACCATGAAGTTGATGAGCCGTTTGGGCTGGAACATGAGCCATAGTGGGATGAATATGTCGAAATGGGTGGACTTGGCATGTCCGCGCGGCCATTTGAACACGGCTTTCAGGTTGGGCGTGCCCTTGACCTTCATCGCCGCCGCGTTGTGGAACGGCGCGTTGTGTATGGTCCGGATGACCTCCCCGGTCACCTTGTCACGGAGTTGTAGGAAGTGCGGGAAATAGTACTCGCAGAAAGCCGCGTAGTCGTTTTGCAGCCTTCTGATGCGTTTCTCTTTCTGCACGGCTGTCTCGTGCGAGAAGCTGGAAAGGTCCGTGAGTGACTGGATGCGCTTGCAGTGCTCCTGCCACTCCGCATATCTTTGTTTTATTTCCGCCTGGGTTGCCATGCTATTTTCCCCCCAGGTTTGCCCCCATGCTTTCCACGATGTACTTGTCCTGGTAGCGGTTGATAGCCTTGATCAGTTCCGGTGTCAGTTCCGGGTCCGTCTGCGAGCGGTATTCAAGCCATTTGGAAAATGCCATGAACACTTCGATGGCATCCACCACGTTCGCCTTCTTGTCGAGTTTCTCGATGACCGCCGAGAGTTTTGCCAGCTTGTCACCGAGCCCGGCGATCATCGCGGCGTCCTCGGATGCGTTTACCTGTTCTATGAGCTTGTCTATGGTCAGCAGCAGCTTGTTCACCAGCTCGGGGCGCGTGATGTTTTTCGCCGCCCTTGCTTCCTTCCATTTTCCTTCAGTGCACCATTTGGACACGGTGACTGCCGAGACCCCGACCTTGTCGGCGATCTCCTTCTGTTCCATGCCGGAAAGGTACAGTGCCCTTGCCAGCGATTTCTTTTTTTCGATCTCTTCTTTCTTCATAAAAATGTGTGTAAAAGTTCATGAATCACGGGCAAAGTTGCGTCCGTGCGTGTGGGGTTTCCAAAAAACGCTGAAATGCTTTCATAGAAGTGTGCAACCGTTTCATACTTTTTTGGAAGGCGGCTTCTTTCACTTGTAATATTGCGGCGTGAAACTTGAAAAAGCAGAAAAGAGAAATGAGCAAACGAGTACGAATTTCAAACAGTGTCCTGAACGGCTACGGCTTCCGTGTGCTGACTGAAGGGATGGACATCGGGCAGTATTGCCGTAATCCGGTGCTGCTGGACATGCACGAGCGTGGTAATGTAATCGGTTATATGAAGGATGTGAAAGTGGACGGTGACGAGATTACCGGCGAGCCGGTGTTTGACGAGGCGTCCGAATTGAGCCGGCGCCGCAAAAAACAGTGGGAGTTCGGCAGCATCCGGATGGTGAGCGTGGGGATAGATATCCTTGAGGTGAGTGACAGCGCGGAGCATCTTGTACAGGGACAGACCCGGCCGACCATTACCCGCAGCAAGCTCAACGAGGTGTCCGTTGTGGATATCGGCGCCAACGACGACGCCATCGTGCTGACAAGGGACGGTGTAAGGATAGAGCTCGGCAGGGACGGCGAGTGTCCCTTGCCGCTATTGGATAACAAACCCAAAAATCAAAATTTTATGGATCAGAAAATTCTGGCCCTGTCGCTGGGCCTGCCGGAGACGGCTGATGAAGCGACAATCAATTCCCGCCTGGCGGAGTTGAAAGCATCGAAAGAGGAAGCGGACCGCCTGCGTTCGGAGAATTCCGCCCTTCAGCTGGCACGTGTCACGTCAGTGGTTGAGAAGGCGGTGAGCGAGAAACGTATCGGTGAGGACAAGAAACAGCAGTTTATCGATCTTGGCAAGAAAATCGGTGCGGAGGAACTGGAGAATACTTTCGCAGCCATGTCCCCGCAGGTGCGGCTCAGTTCGGTCATCGGTCACCAGGGCGGTGCTCCCACGGGCACGCAGCCTGTTAGCTACAACAAGCTTTCCGATGTTCCGGTTGACAAGTTGGAGGAGATGCGTGAGAAACAGCCTGCCGAGTACCGGAAGCTTTACAAGGCCGAGTACGGCATGGAGTGTGAAATTTGAAGTCAAACCTTTTAAAAAAAACAGAAAAGAAAATGAGTAAGAAAGTACTTATGTTTTGTATGGCCCTGTTGTTCAACGGTGTGACCGGGGCTGTTTTTGGTGCGATCTGCGGCATTCCTGCCGCATTGTCGGCGCTGGGCATGAATGCCGTGGCAGTCGTGGTGGGTGCGCTTCCGGTGGAACCGGGAATCCTACGCGCCGGTGTGTACAAGGAGATTTGGACGGGCGAACTGGTAAAGTACCTGCGCCGCGGTCTGGAGGCGACGTGGCTGGACGGTATTCCCGACAGTTCCTCGCTGGTGAATAACGACGTGATCCACCTGGTGGATGTAGGTGTGGACCCTGACGTGCTGGTTAACAACACCACGTACCCGATCGACCTCCAGACACTGGACGACACCGACCTGACCATCAGCCTCGACAAGTTCCAGACGAAGGTGACTCCCATTACTGACGACGAACTGTATGCGATCAGTTACGACAAGATGTCGCGTGTGAAGGAGAGCCACGGCAACGCCATCAACGACGCCAAGTTCGCCAAGTCCGCCCATGCCATGTGTGCCAAGGAGAATACCGCCAAGACGCCTGTGCTGAAGACCACCGGGGAAAGGGACGAACAGACCGGGCGCCTGAAGATGCGCATGGCCGATCTCATCGAGCTCAAACGCTCTCTGGACAAATTGGGTGTTCCCGCCGCCGGGCGTCGCCTGGTACTGTGTTCCGACCATGTGAATGACCTGCTGGGCGAATCGCAGAGCTTCCGTGAGCAGTACAACATCAACCGCACGGACGGTACGGTGGGACGCCAGTACGGATTTGACATCTACGAGTTCGCGAACAACCCGTTGTACACCACTGCCGGAAAGAAGAAAGATCTTGGTGCCACTGCCGCCGTCGGCGAGTTCCAGTGCTCCTTCGCGTTCTACACCCAGCGTGTGTTCAAGGCCACCGGCTCGACGAAGATGTATTACAGTGCCGCCGAGACCGATCCGGAATACCAGCGTAACAAGATCAACTTCCGCCACTATTTCATCTGCATGCCGAAAAAGGAAGATGCCGGTGCAGTCATGATGAGCGGTTATAAAGCGGCGTAAAATATGGGAAGAATAAGATTTTTGGTCATTCATTGCACGGCCACGCCTGAAGGGCGCGAAGTCAGCGGTGCTGAAATCCGTGCCTGGCACACGAATCCCGTCTCGAAGGGCGGGCGCGGCTGGAAACAGGTGGGTTATACCGACCTGTTCCACCTGAATGGCGGTGTGGAGCGCCTGGTGGACAACAACGAGGACGCGAACGTGGACCCTTGGGAAATCACCAACGGCGTGGCCGGCTATAATTCCGTCAGCCGTCATATCGTGTATGCCGGCG